GGTCAGGAACGATTTTTTGCCTTATAGGAATTGCTTTAACAAGTTTTAATATCTACCCATTAAATCTTGTATTTGGAATGATAGGGAGTGCTTTGTGGACTTTTGCTGGCTTTCTACAACAGGACGCCCCATTGCTATTAGTTGAGGCAGTAGCAGTAGCGATGTATTTCATTGGCTTAGCACATTGGACGATAGGATAAATATGTCAGCAGTTGTAATAACCCCAACCGTAGGGACAAAGTTTTTAGAGCAAGCTATGGAAAGCGTCAGATGTCAGGATGCAGACCATTGGATCGTGGTGGACGGTACAGAACACGCTATGAAAGTGGGAGAAATGATTAAACGACAGTTGCACCGTCAAAAGCTAATTATTCTGCCTGAAAATACTGGACGACCAGCGCGATGGTTTTTTGATAAACCGTTGCCTGGATTCTTTAATGGACACCGCGTGTACGCTGCCATGCCTTATCTTGTAAGTCAAGACTACACTCTATTCTTAGACGAAGATAATTGGTTTGAACCTACTCATATTGAAGTTATGATTAAGACGATTGAAGACAATAACCTTGATTGGTGTTATTCATTGCGAAAAGTGGTGGATCCAATTGGCGGATTTATTTGTAATGATGACTGCGAAAGTCTTGGTGTAACGCCCACATATCACGACCATATGCTTAGGTTTGTAGATATGAATTGCTATTGCTTTAAGACTGAAGTTCTTGTCAAATGTAGCCATGTTTTATATGACACTCATATTGCTGATAGGCTTTTATATGCCTATTCTAGTCAGAAGTTTACTAAATTTGCTGGTACTGGCGAATACACGGTTAATTACCGGATATCTCGCTTGGGACAAAGAGCATTTTTTTTAAAGGGCAACACAATCATGGAAAGGGGATACAAATCCCTGCCATGGCGTAAACAATTAACAACAAAGGAGTAACAATGGAAGGCCCAGTAAAAATATTTGTAGCTACACCAATGTACGGCGGTATGTGCCACGCCCCATACACACTTGGAATGATTAACTTGGTTCATACATTCGCAGAATATGAAGTGCCGTTTCAGTTTAGCTATTTAATGAACGAGTCGCTCATCACACGAGCTAGGAATACTTTAGCATATGACTTTTTGGAGTCTGATTGCACACATTTAATGTTTATTGATTCGGATATTGGTTTTAGCCCAATAGATATTTTAATGATGGTTTCTGCTAGCCGAGATATTATCTGCGGCATTTATCCCAAAAAAGAGATAAATTGGCCGTTGATTCATGCGGCAGTACAGCAGGGAGTTCCAATGGAAAAGTTGTCAAACTATACAGGCGCATTTGTGTTTAATTCGGTGGATGATGAAAAGGAGGCTACTGGATATGTTAATCAACCAATGCAGATTTCAAATGGTGGTACGGGCTTCATGTTGATACAGCGTAAAGTGTTTGAAGATCTTCAAGGTAAAGTTCCAACATACACAAGCGACATGGTAACTATGGTGGAGCAAGGAAAAACAGAGCCAAAGGTAATGGATGAGTTTTTTGTTACTAGCATTGACGAGCAGTCTAATCGACTTTTATCTGAGGATTATCATTTTTGCAAAATTGCTCGCCAGGAAGGGTTTACGGTTTGGGCTGCCCCGTGGGTGAACTTAACTCATTGTGGCGCTTACTTGTTTAATGGAAAATTACCAAGGATTTAATATGAAAGAATATGCAAAAGGTTATTGGCATGGAGCAGTAGTTACTATTATTGGTTCTATTTTTGGGATATTGCTTATGGCTGTTACTAAGCCAGCTTGCGCCCAGAACGCATGGGATAACAGCCCCATGAACTGGAAGAACAGTGAAATGAACTACAACAACAGCTCGCAAAACTGGAAAAATTCTCCGCAGAATTGGGATAACAGCGCGTTAAATCCAAATTCAAGAGGTGGGGTTTACGATAATAGCGGGAACCGTACAGGATATGAAACAATTAGCCCTAGCGGAACAAAAAACTATTGCGACAACAACGGAAACAGACAAGGATATACCCCATATGGAAGATAAGATGATTGACTATTCAGATAAATTGATTCACCTAAACCGTAGATCTAAGCAGTTGTATGAATTGTTATTAAAAAGAAAACAAAAAGAATCAGTCATAGTTGTAGAAGACATGATCGTTGAACTCATCCTACTAAAGAACTGGCTAAAAAGTGAAGATTACAAATAAATTTAATTTACCACAGACATTTGTGAATGTAGTCCAACGACCAACATACACAAAGGGTAAGGCACATATATCTGCTACCGGTCTATTGAATAGCCCTCGCATAGTTCAACTTACCAATGCGCATTACGATGACATTGAAGTTGATGTAGCAGATATGATTTATTCGGTATATGGCACTGCTATACACGGCGTATTGGAGCAGGGCGCTGATGCTAACCATGTAGTAGAACAACGCCTACACGCCGAACTAGATGGCTGGCATATCTCTGGCGCTATTGACCTTCAGATTGTCCAGGAAGATGGCATTGAGATCAACGATTACAAAAATGTCAGCGTCTGGTCTGTAATGAATGAGAAGAAGGAGTGGGAAGAGCAACTAAATATCTATGCATGGCTGGTAGAAAAGCTTAAACAAGCGCCCATTACTAAGCTGGCTATTGTGGCCATCATTCGTGACTGGAGCCGTCGTGAGGCAAAGACTCGTCAGGGTTATCCACAATCCCAAGTAGTAGTTATTGATGTTAAGCTATGGTCATTAGAAGAACGTGAGACGTTTATTCGCAACAGAATTCACATTCATTCTGAGGGATTATTTGCAACAGATGCAAAAGAAGAATTACCATTATGTACTCCAGCAGAAATGTGGGAGAAACCAACAACTTATGCGGTAAAAAAAGAAGGTGCTTCAAGAGCTAAATCAGTCCACGGAGTTTTAGAAGAGGCTGAAGATGCATTAGAAAAAGCTGGGAAAGGATATACGCTAGAAGTCAGAGAAGGTGATCGTACTCGATGCTCCAACTTCTGCCAGGTAGCGCCGTTCTGTAGCCAGTATCAACAATACATAAAGGAAAAATAATGTTTAATCAATTATGGAAAAGCTTTAAAAATGAAGTTATAGGAAAGGAAAAGGTTTTTAACCCAGTAAGCTCATCAATCTATTACGGGCGGATGTCTGATGCAGAGATTGAGGATATGCGAAAACGTTATGAAGCGGCCATCAAGAGGTCTATTGAAAAAATGGATAGCAAATGGATCTTGCATGCTTCTCATAGAGTTAAGAGGTTGGCTTAATGAATGCTAACGATAAACAGATAGGTGGAGATCACTATTCTAAAAATTCTATACAGCCATGGGATTACATTGTTGCTAATAATCTAGGATACCTTGAAGGAAATATTATTAAATACACTACTCGCTGGAGAAATAAAGGTGGAGTTGATGATCTTAGAAAAGTTATTCATTACGCAGAAAAATTAATTGAAGTAGAAACCAAGGAAAGCAAATGAGCATTTATAAGAAATTACAAGAGGCACGACTGATGTTGCAAAACACTCAGCTAAAGAAGTCTGGACATAATAAGTTTGCAGGCTACTATTACTTTGAACTTGGCGATTTTTTGCCTGAGATTCAAACAATTTGTTCTAAGCTTGGATTGTGTGGAATGATATCTTTTACTCCTGAGATGGCGTATCTTAATATTCACGATACAGAAGATGATTCATTTACCACATTTACATCTCCAATGTCATCTGCTGCATTAAAAGGATGCCACGATGTCCAGAATCTAGGAGCTGTACAGACATATTTGCGTCGCTACCTCTGGGTTAATGCATTCGAGATCGTTGAGCATGACGCCTTAGATGCAACCCTAGGGGCAGATGACAAGCCAGTTAAGGCTTACACAACCACTAAGCCACAGCCAGTAGCTAAAGTCGGCGTAACTCCTGACCCAAAGCCACCAGTTAAGCTAGCCGGTAATATTACCACCGCAGAAAAACCAAAGCCAAGTGAGTGGACAGTAACGCCAGAGGCTGAGCAAGGCACCCCCGAATGGATCAACGCTATGACTGAGGGAGTTAAACAGATTCTTTGTTTAGCACAGACTACAGATGACGTAGCAAACATCTTCAAAAACAATCGTTCATTACTAGATATCGTCAAAGAATTAGACGAAGGCAAGTATTCAGATCTAATGACCAGCTTTACAACAACCAAAAAATCATTAACTAAGGAGTAATAAATGGCATACCCAAACAAAGGCACACTAAACAAGACTAAGGAAAAGCGTTCCGAGAAGGCGCCAGACTGGTATGGAGATATCAAGATTGATCCAGAGTATTTGGCTAGTCTTAAACCAGACGCTGACGGCTTGATCGTTATTAAGTTGTCTGCCTGGGATCGTACATACCCAAGCACCGGTAACACATTTGTTTCATTAGCAGTAGATACATATGTAAAACAAGAGGAGAAATTACCATATGAATAAGCCAGCAAATAAACCAGCAGTAACCGCTAAGATTTCCACCAAAAAACGTGGTCGTCCAGCAGGCACAAAGAACGCGCCAAAAAAACTTGTAATGTCATACGATGCCACAGTGGATTGGGAAACTCTTGCCAAGAATTTGCAAAAAGCCTTAGCAGGAGAAATGAAAGATAACGAGATTCTTGAAGAGTTGTTGAGTCATTACAGCGAAGAATCTATGCGTGTTCGTACATTCTGGGAGCGTTGCGTAACTTTATTTACAGGAAGAGTATAAGTGGAAACCAGCCAATTTGAGGGTAAGAAGATTGCTCTCAAACAGACCAAGGACGGCATTGTTATGTCTTTAGCCATACATCCAGATGAGCTTCCAACAGAGCTAATTAGGGACTTTGTAGGCTCCAGATATATGGTCGTTATGGTCAGGCTGGCAGATACTGAGGAGCCAATGAATCGTGGAGATTTTGAGGCCGCTCAGGCTGTCAAGCAGGCTGGCATGATCTGCCGGGATCCTAAGTTCTGGGAATTCCTACACGAACAAGGTCAGTTGTTTGAGAAAAATGAAAATGCTTGTGTTGAATGGTTAACTGCAACCTTAGAGATCCAATCTAGGGCTGATCTAAAAACAAATTTTGACGCACGACATACTTTTAATGCATTACTAGCGGAGTTTAAAGAATGGAAACGTTAGTCCCTTATAGCTTATATGTATGCCAAGAGCATTCTAGGCTATTGCGTATTATGGCAAAAGATCGCAAAGCATCACCTTTTCTTAGAGACGCTATTGAGGAAAAGCTTGCTGGAACTAAAGCATTTGATAGTGGATACAACAAAGCATTAAAAGACGCATGTGAATTAATTAACGAATCTCAAGCTAACATTTTGTTAATTGGGGAAAAGCGTTTAAATGATCTGTTAACGGATCAAATGAAAGCACTGGTAAAGCATGGAAAATAAAGACAAGGAATATCTTAGAGATTTAATTGCTATGTTTGCAATGAATGGTTTACTACAAATTCCAGGAGAATATAACGACCAAGCATTAGCTGAATTGTCATATTCACTGGCCGACACAATGATGAAAGCGAGAAATACAAATGAAAAAACTACTCACGGCGGTATTGTTGATATTGTCCCTAAACGTACACGCAAAAGGAATAATAGCTGAAATGCCAAATCAAAATGGCGGAAATATTTCTTTGACGGATATGCAATGCACTACCATTAAAGACACTTTTATCGCTTATTCTAATGCCTTAAATGGAAAAACAATACTTGGTTGCTGGGCTTCTGATGACGATAATGTATTTATTAAGTGGTCTGATGGGGATTTAAGAACTTACCCCATTAATCGCTTTCAAATGAAAAAGAAGCCTACAGGGAGCTATTTGTAATGGAGGAGATTGAAGAGGTTATACTAGCCCTTAAAGCGGCTGGATATGCAACTCCCAGCTATAAGATATTAGATAATGGAGTGGTATATTTTGACTATGGACAGCAAAAAACTAGCAATTCTACAGTACATCAAGAAGAACCCAGGAGTGATGTCAAGTGACATTAAGGTTAACCTTAGCCGTTCATCTGTAGGGTCTCATTTAAGGACTCTTATGGTGAACGGTGCGGTAATTAAACTTACTGGTGGAGGATGGCAAATATCAGAAGGATTTATTGCCACTGATGCGTTAAAAGTATTAACACCTATGGATATTGTAGAAAAAGCTATTAGAAATATGATGGCAGTAAAATGACTATTTACAGAAACAAAAAATTACTTGAAATTGTTAGAGAATCCCCATGCCAAGTATGCGGTCGCCAAGACGGAACAGTTGTGGCTGCACATTCCAATCAGCTTAGAGATGGCAAGGGTAGAGGACTTAAAGCCCATGATTATAGGATTGCGGCCCTGTGTTTTAGCTGCCACACGTCCCTCGATCAAGGAACGAAACTCTCAAAAGAAGAACGGGTACAGATGTTTGAGGATGCGCATCGTGCTACCATTGGCTGGCTTTTTGAAAATGGATGCTTAGAAATATCTTAAAGCTCTAAAGGATCAAATCCCAATTCATGCCCAACCATTTTACAGCGAGTTCTAAATGGAGCGCCATGTTGCATCCACTTATCACCCTTTTGCCTATGAAAACTCATGTGAATTGCTTCATGCGCGCACGTTGTTAGGAGTGTGTAGTAGTGACCACATCTAGCAGATGAGATAGTAATGGTATGTTCATAATCCCCTCCAGTATCGTAAAGGTAGGTTCCCATTAACTCAGGATCAGAAGTCACCACAAAATTAATCTCTTCCGGCAATGGCATGTCCCACTTGCTAAATGGATAACAACAGTAAAGAGATGCATATAAATGCTTGACGACTTCTGGAGTTATTCTCATGGCTATACCTTATTAATACACCCTCTAAATTCAAACTCATCTTCACCGCAGACTTGAATTAATTCTGGCAACATTAATCTGCCACGCTCAAATGATAACAATGCAAATCCAGAACGCCAGTCTTTAGGATTATCTTCGGTGTAATGTACAAATTGTTCGGCATCAGGATCCGCTAATGTTCCAGTCTGTACCCCGTATCTAGTGCCATTATAATCCGTGATTGGCTGGACGGCGAGATTATGTGTATGGCCAGTAATTATATTAACCCCAGAATTCAAGGCATTAGAGCGTCCTGCTGCAAATCCACCTTTCCATCTATGCTTAATACAAGTATCATCATTTACCCAAAAGCTCCAGCATGGCTTCCATAATGGAAAATGGTCTTTAAGAGTGAATCCTTGAACTCCTTCGTATGCACCAGTTTGAGCAGATAAAAATGTTTCAAAACGTGCGTCATGGTTTCCAAGCGTCCAAATAAGCTCAGCACCTTTTGATGCCTTTTCAATCCCGCCCATGAACTCCTGACAAGCCTCTAACTCTTGTTTAACGGTTGGAGTCTGTGACCAACCAATTCTTGGGTGTCGTGATGCTTGAGATCCGTCAAACACGTCCCCGTTAGCCACTACAACTTGAGGTTTAAATTCTTTAATAATCATCAACAGCGCTTTGTAGGCTGTGGTGTAGTCATCTGGCCAGAAGTGAGCGTCTGAAAATACTACTACTCTGCCTTTTTCCATCTCAATTCCACGACGAGCATGACCAGGAGTTTGTTCAATGCGCTTGACAACCGCATCTTGCCGTTGGCTATTAAATGTTGGAAGCGATACATTCAACCTACATTCAATAGATCTACGACGATTCATTACTGATCTTGGATTTAACCTATGTTTTTCAGCAAATAGTGCTGGGCTACCTAGTTGATTCCATTCTTCAATAAACTGTGCATCAGTTAAGTGATAGCTTTCAGACATTTAGTTTCCTTATGTTTTATATGAACTAACCAGCATATTACATTGATTATTAAGGAAATTGTGTGACATTAGGGAAAGTCCCTATTTTTTTACTGATTTCCTCATTTGCTCAACTTGCTTAGTCATGTCTGACATGAGCAATTTAAGACGGTTCATCTCTGCTCGTTTGTCTTCTGAATCAATTTCTTTGTTCTGCTCAATCATACGCGACTGTTTGCGTAATGCTGCAAGCTGTTTGCTTGTCTGATCGTACATCTTGGCAACTTTAATGTCGTCGCCTTTTTCTTCATAAATTTCTTGCATTTTTTCTGAGTCGCCCAATTCAGCATAATGACGCATATCAGCCAATGCAGACTGTACACGAGCATTATTGGTATAGAACTGAGTCATGTACTTAGATTGAGTTTGTGGTTCTGTCTTAATAAATCCCATAGCAACAGAATCAATCAATGGCTTATGTACTTTAGTGCCTTCTTGGAATGGTTCTACCGCCAAGTCTGCTGTAGATGTAGTTGTGGCACCAAGCCATCCTAAATACGCCTTAATAGCGTAATCAACTTGAACTGGAGATAACCCTTCAGCTTCTGAGTTGAATGTAAGTACCTGAGCTGCGGCTTGTGATACACCACCCAATGCTTTAGCGATACCGCTGGTATTGTTATTGACGCGCTCTTGCTTAGATAAACGTTCCATACCGCCTGATTCAATCGGTGCGCCAGTAAAACTATCTTTATTGGCATACAGATCAATCATTGGTTTAATCATCTGTGGCATAGGGTTCATAGAGAAGGTATCTGCCAACATAGAATGTAAGCGCTCAGCAAAGATCTTGCCTTCAACATTCTCATCAGCGATCTGCTCGTATGTACGTTCGGCAATAGTACCCAAGGCGCCAATCTCAAATGGCTTGGGAATACGGAACTGAGTATCTCCAACCTTAAACCACCAGAAGTTATCACGATCCCAGTCTTCACGGCGCTGAAAGTCTTCATCATCTTTGTACATTCCATACAATAGAATGCTTGCAAGAGCTACTGCGCTAGATATGGTCATAAAGCGAGCTGCTTTAAGCTTATCAGAAGCCTCTATAGGCTTTCCTGTAGTTGCATTGCAGATGACTCTATAGGTAGGTGTCACACCGTCCTTACCAAGCTTGTACAGACCCTGTAATCGAGCATTAAAGAATGGAACGACTGAGGATATAATCTTCACCGCACGGAATTGACCTTGCATTGAGAAGTCCATTAAATCACGGGCTGCATAAGCCGCCTCTAAATGGCTCTTACCGCTCTTGCGTAGTTTGTCATAAAGCGCTAAACGGTTAGCATTCTCAAATTTATTACCAATTTCGTTGTATGCATCCAACACTTTAGACAAATTAGCTTTAATTTTTTCTGGAGTATCTAGGATTGTATTTATAGATACGCCCTTATCTATCAGATTCTTAATTAGTTTAGCCTGGTTTCCTTCGTGGGCTACACCCATCTCAAAGATACCGCCACCAGCCAATGCTGACATAAATGTAGGATGACCTTTTTTGGACATAGCAAGACCGTCATAAACGTTCTTAAACATATTATTTCCAAGTTCAGAGATAGCAGCTGACTGGATGGAGTCACGGATTAAGTTGCGTACTTTATAGGCAGGCGACATGGTAATACCATAACGCAGTGCGTTAGTAAATCCTTTAGCTACATCTAGGAATGCTGACTTGGGGCCAAGATAACTGATAGTAGCAATAGCATCAACCAAGTCTGGATCGTTCAATTCATAATGAACTGCTTTTCCATTCTCCATAACTTTAACTGTATCGGATGGATACTTTCCGGCAACCATCTTCGCCTTTTGAGCAACACCCATAGATTGAGCGGCTTTTAATGTAGATACACCAGCTTGATTCTTCATGGCGGCTGATAAGATATGTGACCAGTTCATCAGGACGTTTTCCATCAGATCGTTAGTCTTCTTATCACCACCTTTTAATGCTTTGCTAAATGTCTGACCAGTTAACTTGGATGCATTACTTACGGACTGAACATCGCCATCTTCCATTTGCTTGTAGAAAGGAATGTAATATATGTCGCTAGCAAACCTATTAAAGCCTTCTTTATCAATGATGCCAGCATCTAAAGCAACCTTTAATACAGACTTATTAATTTCTTGTTCTTCTTTCAATACAGACTGGTATAGATCTTTGCGTGGCTTACCATTGAGCATGCCTTGAGCTAGCTTATCGCGTCCTGATATTAAGTCAGGAGCAAATGAACGCTTTTCTTCGGGTAAATTAGCATCACGATTCAATGCTTTCCAAATCTGATATTGATCTACTTCTGAACCTACAGGAGCTAAAATCTGCATCAAACCTTTGGTGCCAGGAACGATATCCAATGCACCACCATTATTAAATACTTGACCATGCTCTAGCAATCCCTGTAATCCACCGTCAATAGACTTGGACATACGGGCTTGCATGTAGGCTGTAGGGCTGTATTTCTTGATAGCACGGAACTCATCAAAGATACCAGTCATCATGCGCTCAAAGAAATTAGACTTTAAGTTCTCAAACTTCTGCTGAACTGTAGCCTTCTCTTGGGTGAACTGAGAGATTATCTTCTGTGCGTATGCTGGATCTACGCCATTCAATGAAGACTTTAGTTTAGCGGCTGTTGGGATTTCAGCACGGGCTTCAGTAACGGTAGCTTCTTGAGTAGGAGCCAACTTGCCTTCAGCGGCCTCACCAAAGATATCATCAACTGTACGAAATCCTCTAGCACGGAGGAAGTTTCCAATGCGCTTGAGAAAGTTTAATGCTTTAGTCATCAGTGATTTAACTAGAGCTGACTCAGTAGCGCGATCGCCAAATGCGTGTGCAATTGCTTCTTCTAGCTGGATCTCTTCTGATTCACCAGCATAGCCTTCTGAAATATTGTATTTGTCCATCCACTTCTTGCGAGCCATATCTTCAAGCATAGCCCAATCACGGGCAGAGAAGAATCCTAAATCCTTCATAGCGTGGATAGCTTCGTGAGTCAATGAGCGAACCATATTATCGCCAGATAAAGCAACACTGATTAAGCTTTGGAAATAAGTGGCATTAGCTTTAGTCATCTTACCGCCGACCATAGCTTCTAATGTATCTTCAAGTTTGAGTCCCACATCTTTCAAACCCATCTTATCCAATGCTTTACGCAAATCACGGGCTAGCTTCTTCTCATCAGCTACGAACTTATCTGTAAATGGTGTAGCAATCTCGGCACGGAACGCTGGAGCTGGAACTGGCGCTTCTTCAATCACTGTATTTTCCGCAGTAACCAATGGCAACGCTTGTTCAGGTACTGCAAACTCAGGCACACCTGTTGCTTCAGGACTCGCTGCTGTAGCGGCCGTTTCTTCAGGAGTCATTGGCATTAGTTCAGGAGCATTTAAGAACTCCATGCGCCTGTTGATCTCTTCTTCTAACTGTGATTTTTGTTCTGCCAGTACATTAATCTGAGCAAATGAATCTTTGTTTGATGCTGTTTCTACCGGCTCTTTATTGTAAGCTTGTGTAAGCTTTTCAATAAATGCATTAGCGCCAGATGTATCAGATGGATTATCAAACTCTTCTTGAGTAATAATGCCATCTTCCAGCGCACGAGCCAGGATGTCATCCAATGGACTACCATCTTTTGTAAAGAACTTCTGAGCGCCACGTTTAACCTTAAATCCAGTCTTCTTGGATGGGCTAGCGGCTTCAGGCAAAATATCCATAATGTCTGATTGACGAATAGGATTTTTGGCTACCCAGTCTGTAAACTCAGACTTAGACTCTTTAACTGTCTTCTCTGTATCTTTAATTTCTTGAGAAATCTGCTTTAAATCAGCATTAAGACCTTTAGTTTCAAACGCATAAATATCCTTCTCTGTAGGATCAATCACTACATTCTTAGAGTTAGGATTAAATGTTAGGGTTTTCCCTGAGTCTGGATCAATGGCGTTAACCATCTTTCCATTTGGAGTAAGTGTTCCTTCATACAGTTTGATCTGCCCGTCTTTTTGTACGGCAACTGTGCGCATGTTACTAAAGCTTGCTGCCTTAGCTTGTTCTGCGGCTAACTCTTCTTCTGTTTGCGCACGATACAAACCATTCTCAGGCTCATTCAAAGAGAATGCAGAGTAACGAGTTTCAATCTCATCTAGTTTTGCTTTTTGCGCTGCTTCTGCGTCTCTCTTCTTTTGAACGATAGCATCAAGCTTTTGCATGGTTGGAGAGTTAGCACGAGCTTCTGCCCAACGAGCCGCGTCAATGCGAGCTTTATCTTCTGGATCCGCATAAGCTTCTGTATTGCCAGTCTGTTTCGCTTGATCTTCTTCTGCTTTTGCTTGGAGTTCAGCTGCTTGCTGGTCTGCAATAATCTTTTGTGCTTTTCCTTGCTGTATGCTTCTATCAACAAATGTACCAGCGGGGGCTAATGTACCACCGAGTACAGCACCGCCAATAAAGCTATCCAAGTATTCATCACGAGCTGCTTTGTCGTCAATCTTTAATCCAGCTTGTAAGCGCTCAAAGAATTGTTGGGCTGCTTCAGTAGCACCCTCAATTCCAGCGGTCTTACCAGTTTGCAATGCATATTCACCAGTAGTAGCTAGCAATCCTTTTGTGGCAATTTGTTGAGCTGTTTCTTTGGTAATCTCTTTGCCGGCTGTTCCGAATATGCGCTGGATACCAGGCATCATCTTAAAGGAAATCATATCCAATGCAGCTTGTGGAACTGCGGCTGCTCCAGCGGCTAACAAGTTTGTATCTGCTAGTTTTTTACCTTCGCCCATTTGACGAGATAAGTTTGATCCTGTGAACTGAGCCAATGATGCTGCCCCAGCTACACCAGCGGTAACAGGTGCAGATAAACCCGCAATAGTCGCGGCGCCACCAGCCACTACAGGAGCGGCCATGTAAGGCAAAGAACCACCAAGCAATTCTTTTACTTTGGTAACGGGAGCTTGACCCCATGTTTCTTGGGTTGGCTCAAAAGATGCCTCTGCTTCTGCTTCGCGTTCTTTTTTGTACTGCTCAGCCTTCTCTACATCCATTAATCCAGCGCGACCAGCTAATGCAGCAACATCGCCTTTAAAGCGTTCAGTGCCAGCTTTTAATGCGCCAGTAAAGCCAGTATCTTTCTTTCTTTCTGGCTTATCAAATTGGTCAAAGAAGTTTTTTCCTTCTTCTTCCTTGGGATCAAACTGATCAAAAAAGTTAGCCATTATTGCCCTAAATATGTAGCCGCAGATCCTGCTCCGAATTTTGATTCAAACTGATCTTTAAGCTTTGGATCCTTCTTCAAAGCCGCAATCGCTTGTGCTGGAATTGTAGCAGATGATGGCAATGGATTCATATCAACACCAGGATAAGCTTGTTTCATTAATGATTTATAACGTGGATCAGTATAGATTGCCGCCTTATCACGCTCATAAGCAGCCGTAAGTTTAGGATCTGCACCCCAACCCATCATGCCTTTATATCGAGCATCTAACGCCTTAATCTGTTGATTTTCAAATGCATTAGCCATTTGAATGTCACGATCTTGATCCCGCCCTGCAAACTCTGTTTGACGCTGACCTAATACTGCATCGTGATAAGCTTTCTGTGCTTCTGCGGCTGACTTGTATTTAGCCATACCAAGTTGACCAGCCATGATATCTTTTTCCATATCGCCAGTTTGCTTGTTAAGCGCTCCGTAAGTAGCAACGCCTTGCTGTCCACCAGCACCAATGTTTTCTAATGCATATTGAGATTTTCCACCCATCATGCCTAAACCAGCAGTTAACATTCCAAGGTACTTATTCTGCTCACGCTCTTTACCTAAGCCAGCTTCTTTCTTGGCAAGGATCTCGCCCAGCTTAGCAAACGCATCTTCCTTCTGTAATGCTTCTGGAGTGCTTGTATCTTGCAATGCTTCTTTTACAGCCACTTGTGGCGGTGTTGGAGGAGTAAATGGTTGAGTAGATGGCGGAACTTCTGATGTCTTAGCAGGCTCAGCTACTGTAGGCTTGGCTACAGGAGCAGGAGGCACTTGACCATAAGCAGACTTGTACAACCGTTTCTGTTCTTCACTCATAGGCGCTTTTGGCAAAGCAAGATTAGACTTAATTGCATTCTCAGCAATCTTGCGCTTACGGTAGTAATCAGACTGAGACATTGGCTCGCCTGAATATTGATCGTAATCTTCTGGCATATTCTTAGACAGCGCACCTAATGCTTTATCTAAGTCTTCTTGTGTTGGGCCACCATTAGCAAATGCTACAGCGCCACCATTAGCCAAACCAACAATGTATTTGCGTGTTTCGCCTGGTAAGTTCTCAATGCCACCACGGGAACGCAAAGCTTTATCCAAGTTGCCTGGGCCTGCATTGTATGCGGCGGCGGCTAGGCGTGGATCTTGATATTTATCAGACATCTGCTTGAGGTAACGAATACCACCAACAATGTTTTCTTCTGGAACATTAGGGTTTACACCTAGACCTTTAGCTGTCTTAGGCATTAACTGCATTACACCCAATGCACCAGCCTTAGATTTAGCTGACTCAGGATTAGCAAGATTGCCAGTTTCCTTATAGAGTACATGTAACGCTAGCTTAGGATCAACGCCTTGACGTTTGGCTTCTTCAAGTACTGCGCTTTCGTATTTATGACCGCCACCAGTTTTAGCTTCTAACTGGGTAGGACGTTCTTTTTCCATGGCACGAGATGCTTTTTGGCCGATGTACGAACTAGATAAACCAGACTTAATCTTATCCATAAATGAAGCTTCAGGATACAAGCGAGCCATTTCATCAGCTTCTGATTCTTGACCTTCAGTAGCTTCCGTGTCATACATGCCACCACCAGCAAATGCCACGATACCGCCATTAGCTGCATTAAATGTTTCGTCATTCTGATATAGGCTACCAGTAGGAAGTTGATCTACACCAGCTTCTTGTGGAGACTGCATCATTGGCTGTGCAGATGCTAATACATCTTCAGCTACAGTAGATTGAGGTTTTTGTTGTGATCCTGATTCTAAAGTCTTGCGACGTTGAATTTCAGCTAATGCCAAAAATTGTGGCACTACGCTATTAGGATTCTGTGCATAGCCTACAAGACGATTTTGTGGAACATCTTTAAGTTGGTCAGCCAAATGATTAATGTTCATACTTAACCCAATAATTTATGTAAGCGTAGGTCTGCAAGATCGCTACCTTCTTTTTCGCTAATTTTACCGCCATTTTTCTTAGCCATACCGTACATTGCTGCACCAGTTAAACCAAGACCAGACAACTGAGATACTGCGCTTGGAGCTGCTTGATACTGTTGGGTAGTGGATTGCTGTAATGGCAAACCACGCAACATAGCATTCATCATTCCCAACTGCATCATTGGGTATTGCTGAGCTGTAGCGTAATCTTGAATTGCTTGATTGATCTTCTGCTGTTCCAAAGCTTGCTGTTGACCACCCATTTGTGATTGAGTGCCGATAATGCCTTGCTGAGCCGCTAACTGTTGGTTGCCTAAGCTACCCAATGTAGATGCGGCTTGACCAGCCTGACCATAGCCCTGTAAGCCAGTTTGCAATCCCTGTAAACCAAGGTTAGCACCAAATTGCTGTTGAGCTTGAGCATTTTGAAAAGCATTTTGGGCGCCAGTAGCTTCAATACCTTGCAATTGGCTGTTTAATGATCTTTGAGCTTCAGAACTTTCAATAGCTTGACGACTACCACCAAACGCACCGGCGGCTGTAGCTTTAGCTTGACGCATTGGTTGAGCGGCTTGGTAATCACGCAACGCAGATTGTTTCTGATAGTCAACCACATTTTGCATGTAAGGAGACATATATGCTTGAGTAGCATATGGGTTTGTGGCCTGCTGTGCAAAGTTTTGACCAGTTTGTGATGCTTGACCAGCAAGACCCATAGAGCCAATGCCAGACATGCCAGCCATTTGACTACCAACACCAAACTGACCAGGAGTTTGTAAGTTATATGCAGACTGTTGCGCTTGTTGTTGAAGCGGGCTAAATCCAGCTACATAGTCTTCTGGGTTGGCACTATAAGCTTGATATGGACGGAAAGTTGTCATATCGTCGTTATAGATCTGCGCCTGTGTAGACTGAAGCATATTCTCTACATACGGACGAGCATATTCAGGAACGTTAGAGGTTTGTGAATATGTCTGTGTGGGAGGAGCTTGACCGCCACCACCGCCACCACCTGTAAATGGTGTGCGTTTGCCTTCCCAAGTCCAACCGCTATGCTTTGATCTAAACATACTCATAATTTTGCTTCCATAATAATGTGGCGTTCTTCCATGCCAACCTGTTTATACAGTCGTGCTGCCGATTCTCTAGCGGCGCATTGAACTCTGGTGGCGCCATTTTCTTTAAACAATTTGCACATCTGCTGATAAACATCCTCAGTAACAACGGCTTTACCAGCCATTGCTGTAATAAAAGCTACACGATAATTAGGCATGTTATAGAAATGTATGGATGCCGCTCCATGTATTTTACTATTCTCATCTATAGCTACTAATAGTAACCAGCTACCGCTAGCTAGTAAAGCCTTGATCTGGTCAATAGTATAGTCGCCAGCATCATGCTTATTGGCGCTAATAAATAAATCTTCTACAAGAGGCCAAGTCTCGTGTACATATTCTGTATATACTGGCTTAACTGTCAGCATTATCCGCCACCGCCATAGTAACCATTATCCGTTGGTTGTGGATGCGCTGCATCCCATGCGTCTTGTTCTGCTTTTAATCTAGCCGCCTCTTCCGCTGCAATTCTTTGTTGCTCTTGAACGCTAGGAGCTACATTTTTTAAATTAGCTTGAATAGCTTGCATATCAGGACGGTAATTTAATGCTTGAGATCTATATGCTGGCATTTGCTGTTGTGGAGCAGGAGCTTGCTGAAATTGAGCCATTTGCCCCATCATGTTTTGATATAACGCTTGCAGACCTAACTCTTGAACATTTTGCCCCAAAGACTGTTGTGGCGCCTGTTGAGGAGTATCGTAAGAACTTTGGTATATACCATTGGTAGATGCTGGAGTATAGCTTGCTGGGCCTTTAGCTAAGCTTCCATATGTCGGCATACTCTGTTCATTAGCTGCGCTAACAGAGCCTAACATCCCGCTATTTCCGCCTCCGCTCATACTAACAACTCCCGTTCCATTTTGGAGTCCACCGCTACCTTGCCTTTACCTACAGATTTACGGCGCCCAGATTGAATACGATCCATCATGGCGTAAAGTTTGCGAGCGCCCGCTTCTGTAGAGCCATTGCCGATCTCAGAAACAATGCGCGCTGGCAATACAAACTCACCATCCGCTAATCGAGCTGGTTGCTTCTCACCAATAGAAGCTGGAATACTGTCTGAAACGCCATCTCCTGGGCCTTTTAGTAGGCTACCTCCATCTGAGTACCCTCCTAAAGAAGAAATGCCACCAGACGCCATTCTTGTTGTTTCTGCACCAGTAAATGGGTTTGTTTTAGGCTGATAATCTGATGCAATTACTTCAGAGCTGGTAGGCATCTGAGTTGGGGTAGCAAAGTTTGTATGCTCTTGCTGACCTTGTGGGTAGAACTGACCGCCAGTCACTTGATTACTCATTCGTTCTACTGGGCCACCACCTTGGCCTAAAGTCATAATACCGCCATTTGCCGCATATACAGGATATTTGGCTCTGTAATATGGATTAGGACGAACTGGCTCTTGACCTTTAAAGTTTGGAGAAATACGCTGTAAAGAATAATCTTCTTCAGTTGTGTCTGTAGTCGCTGTTCCTTGTTGTGGATTCATGCCAGCAACAATTCCAGCGCCAGCAGTAGCGTAACCAGCCTTTTCCCAAGGCGATTGATTAGCCCACCATCCTTCTGGCTTGGCAGGAGATTGTGGGGCATTGGCAATTTGACCAACATTAGGAGCTGGAGTATTTGTTAATCCAGCAATACCTGATGGATTGGACATCTGAGCAGGACTCATTCCAGGGCTAATGCCTGCGCCCTGACCAATTGGCATTCCTTGTAACGGAGGCTGTATACCAGCACCAGGCATAGTTGGTTGCATACCAACACCAGCATTGCCCGCTGGAATTGGAGATCCCGTCACAGGGCTAATTGGAGCTACTTGAGTTGCCCCAGTATTTAAAATATTTGTTGCTTGATTTACATCTACAGGAGGTGCAGATCCAGCCAGTCCATTTGCTGTCGGAGTCATGCTTGAACCAGCGCCCTCAATGACTGCGCCTTCGCCACCACCACCAATGCCACCTACGCCACCAGCAATAGCACCACCAATACCACCCATAAGAGCAGATTTACCGACATCTCCACCTTGGATTGCTGCTGTTCCACCTGAGATCAATGCGCCAGCACCAGCACCGGCAAGGATACCACCAGCCATTGTGCTACCTAAAGCGGCTGAAAGGGCTGGAGCGGCTGCGCCTGCTGTGAAATACGTGGCTGCTGCGGCTGCAACAATCGGCAATACTTGTTCTAAAAAACCAGCCTCTGGAAGGCCAGTTTCTGGGTTAATTGTTAATGATCCACCATGGGCTTTAGCAAGCGCTTGTAACCCGTTGATTTCACGGGGAGACATATGAACAAGCTGGGTATCTTTACCCCTGCCTTTGTTTTGAACATGCTTAGCTAATTGGTGTAGGCTCATACACGCCTCTTTAATATAAAGTTAATAGAGTTTATCATGTTAAGTCTTGATGATAAAGTTAATACCGAGGTAAGGCGGCAAGTTAGCATTTGTGCCACTTACACCTGTTGTACTATTAGCTACAGAAATTCCAGTTGTAGCTGTTGATGTAGTTCCAGCACCTCTTGGAAAGCCACCACTTCCGTTAATGGTGTCCGAACTACTTACTACAACTGCTAAATTTACGGTATGTAAATGTCCGGGGTCAGTAACAGTTGCTGTATGGGTATGGCTTACCACGATTGCATCTGCCGTACCACCTGTTGCGCCTATAGTAGTTCCATAAGGCATCCGATTGGTATAGTTAGGTAGCAAAAAGGAACTTCCAGAACCCCCAAATGTGTATCCAATTACAGCAAATAATGTTGGATAAGTTGCTGTAGCAACAGACGCTCCATTGCATAATAGGTATCCAGTAGGGGCTGACGCTGTAGGCCACATAGAGATAGTTCCAGCAATAACCTCAGAAATTCCTAAGTTAATACGGGCTTGGTTTGCAGTAGTTGCGTTTGTTCCGCCATTTCCTATCCCTAATGTTCCAGATAATGTAACCGGACCAGTAGTAGGTGAGTTTGGCGTTAATCCAGTAGAGCCAGCACTAAATGAAGTTACGGGTGATGACGATGCAGGAGTTGCTGGAACCCAATTTGATCCATCCCATAAAAACAATGTTGATACATCTGTATCAAAATAAAGAGATCCTATAGGCAAAGGAGCCTGCTCCGTGCTTATTGGCCTATTGGCAGTAGATCCAAAATTAGGATTAACTACCGCTTGCGTAAAGTTGTCAATTTGATTGAAATATAAACGCAATGCATTACTAAACTGATCTTGAAAGCGTTGATCGTAATCAACTGGGCCAATAGGCAAGTTAGGCGATTTAGTTGCGCGTAATGGAGAATTATTGTTACTATTTAATGCCATTATCTGCGCCCATCATTTCTAATGTCAATTCGTGGACTACCTAACTGCCAAGATGTTCCAAGGCCAGTAGATTCAATTCTAAAGGCAAGCTGGCGACCACGCAAACGTGTGTACACTTGACCATCAAATTGTTGAATATTGTAAACCCGTGATTCGCCATAATTATCAGCACTTGTTACTCGTGGGTTATCCGCCGCACCATAAGGCGCTCCTGAATTCTGGCGTGGCTTAACTGTCATCGTAACAAATGGGTTATTAACTGTTGATCCGTTAAAGTTTACATCTGGCAAAATGCGCCATACAAATCCAAAGTTATGCCCATCTCCAATATCAAAATCAGATGACTGAACATATGCATTAATTGGTTCTGGCGTTAATCCTGATACATCATCCACTGAAGATTCTTGGTATAGCAAGCGATTATTATAATCTGCCGACATTGGGTAAGGTCTAATACCAGTATCAAGCCAAGCAGTGCGAGCCATTGTTCCATAATACCAAACCCTATCTAAGTAGTTATATATTACATACTTATCTACGGCATTATCAACACTTTCAGAGCTAACATAAAACCACCATACTTCGTTATATCCTTCATTTCCACCGGCAAACACTTGATACGATTGATCGGTGTTAATATCGGCAAAAATGTATTGACGCAATGAGCAGGGTAATGTTTCAACACGACCTGAATACATGTAGAACTTATCAGCACCCATCCAATAGGTTACGTTATTAATCGTAATCATTGAGTTTGGAGACATAACAGATATGTTATCCATCAGAATATTGAAACCCCATACATAAGGAGGCCCAAGATACTGCATAGAATATAAAGCAGAATCAGTCCAAACCAATATTTCTTGTCTGGTGGCACGGGCTGACATTACATATGATCCACTTGACAAACGGAACTCACCAGATTGGTTGGTTGCTGTAGGAACCCAGTCATATGGATTTTCTTGATCTGACCAACGCACCAACATTGGATCAAAGACTGTATTTGAATTTGTTGGATCGTAACTATTTGCACCCAATGCAATTACAAATCGCTGAATCGCGGATGCTAACACTTGATTGGTTTTATTTGGGACAAACTGCCCTTGATATCCCAAAGTTGTTGATCTACGATTTAAAGATTCAGCACGAAAAGATACGCCTGTAGCTGCCACCCAATAGTAAAGACCACCACCACGAGGAGCAATTACCAAATCTTGACCAAAATTATCATTTGACCATAATCGCAATTGCTGACCAATACCAGAACTATATCCAGATCCCCATCCACCACGACCCCACGGGCCTGCTCCCCATCCGTTTCCTCTAACAAAAACGTTTAATCCTGTTGGCACTTCCCAAGAAGCAGTAACAACAGCTCCACCTTTGGCCGTATCTCCAGAAGATGCTAATACTGGTAAACCCGTAGATGGATCTTTGGCTTCAATAGTAAATGTTGTAGAGGAAGGCGTTGTAGCTACAATATACTCTTGGTTTAGCACTGCGCCGGTAATATTACCACCAAGACTTGCAGATCCAGAAAACACCACATAGTCTCCAATTATCGGACTATATGTTGCATCTGTTACGGTAATTGTTGCTGAACCAGTTGTTGCTGTAAACGGGCCTGATGGAGCGCCTAAAGTAGTTTGAATGGTTGAAAACGGGGTAATGTCGTTATAGTCACCACCACGCTCAATGTAATACTTAATATTAGTTCCAATACCTAGATAGTTTGATCCATCCAAATCAACCCAATTCCATAAAGCTCTGGCTACACCTAGATATTGACTGTTAGTAATTCGTGTCCAGCCACCAATTTTTTCAGGAAATCCAGAGCGAAAACGAATTTTATCGCCGTCATACCACCCGCCTTCGTTACTGTAATCAGTACCTTCTCGATTGATTCCTGGTCTAAATTGTAGTTTTTGTAATGGCATATGCGGATTTACCCTAGTACTGTCAATGCTTTTGCAATTTTAGCTTTGCGGTCATCCAAGCCGATTAAACCGCCATTAATACGCTTTGTCATGGTATCAAAATCAGAGGCATCTGCCAAGGCATTTAATTGTTTTCTATTCCAAAACCAGCCTGCCGACATAACAGCATACTCTGGTTGCAAGACAATTTCAGGTTTGTCTAGTAACGGCTGCCCCAAAGCTTCTCCACAAGACTTATAGTTGTCTCTACCAGTAAGTTGGATTAAACCCCTGCCGTGATATTTCCAGCCATCACCGTCGTTGTAATTTCCTAAACGACCAGCATAAACTTTGTTTGCAATTTTTTCTGGATTGTTAGCATATTTTTCAGCCACATCAAAATCAGGAAATCTTGAGGGCCATGTACGCATAAGTCCATTGGCAGAGTAATGAAGGTTCTCTTCCAAAGATCGAAAGTTGTTTGATTCATGTGCGCATTGTCCTATAAAAGCCGCTTTTCTTTGCGGTGTGTTAATTTCATATTTGGCAAATGTATCTTGCAATGGCTTTAACCATTTACTTTCAATGCCAAGTTTACTCAATTGATCGGAATTCATTTAATTCCAACCTGTTCATTAAGCCATTTTTGTAAATCAACCAGCATTAACGTTGTTTCTGCACATTTTCCAGCAAGTTCATTGTAGGAGGAGATAACATCAGTTGCGCTGGGGGTAATGGAAATTCCTGGCACTTTACCGCTACTGGAGTTATTCCACACGCTTGTAGACTTATAGTAATTACGCACAGCAGTAAGCTTCGCTTCATGTTCATCTTTTATTCCTTTAGTTACCAGTTTTTGTTGTTTTGTAATGCTTTCAACTTTGGCTTCTTGTTGTGCTACCACTACCTCTATGGCAGTTTTAAACTCCATAAATTTACCATGTTCATATTTCCAGCCAGAACCAAATCCAGCAAAAAATATAATCACAGCCCCAATAGCTATATATTGAATATTCATCTTTCACCCAACGGTTGAATTGTATAAATTCTAAGAACTGCAACAGATATTGCTAAAAACAACATAAACATTGAAAAATATTGTGGCTCTAACAATCTTTCAAGATAGGGTGAACTATCCATAATTGCGCCAAATACTGCCAATGCAATTGAAAACCATATTGTTTTTGATCTTATTGCTCTTTTCATTTTTTTGCTTTATTGGTTACAAAAGACTGGCGTACAGCCTCAAATCTTTTGGCTTCTTCAATAGTTAATACTGAGGCGTCAATTTCTTTGCGCATTGATTCTGCATGAGCTTCTAGTTGGCTAATGTCACCTTCATATTTGAACCCCTTAGATACGCCTTTGGTGTCATATGCATCCATAATAATATGGTAACGATCCTCATCTGAGTCATTGCGGATCTGATGCCATTTGTTTACCCATGCCATATAAGCCTTACCAGCCTCCATGTGTAAATTTATTCCGTCGCAAATGAATACGCACTTTGAGTTTGTGATAATTGGAATATGAATACGAGCCATGTATTCGCTTTCATCACCATCCTTGTGGACTAAAGACTTAGATCCTGCTTTCAAACAACTAACACGAACTCTTCTAGGTGTTAACCCTAATGCTTCTATTTGATCTATAACACGAGCAATTTCACCAACATAGGCTTGGGTAGGGTTCTTATGTTCCATTGAATGGGCAATATTAAAAAACTTTAGTGCTTTGTAATTGTTGTCGTTTTTTGGAAAATAAACTTCCATTGCTTCGCCTTCATCATTCTGAAAGAACTCCCAGCCATCTCGCCAATCACCAGTACGGGAAGTAATAGACCAACCGCCAAAACCGTTATAAGACGCTGTTTCATATTCTTCGCCCTGAATAATTTGCTTTCCCAATGGAAATACATCCGTGTATAAATGACCACGCAACTTAAATACATCAAAATCTAAGCAGTTCAATTCTTCATAAAACATTAAAGGCTTTCCGTTTGTTTTAGCATTTTGCATACTTCATCATAAGTAAAATCTGCCGTGCCATATGCAATAGCAATACGCTCGTCAAACTTAGTTAATGGCTCTACTGAATGTGGCTTAGTAACATCTAACACCCATGTCTCACCAGGATTGGAAATAAATGAATCCACTGGCTTTAGATCACGGTATTCGTATAGCACACCATTGGTTTGATTATTAATTTGATACGGTTTTGCATCAGGATTGACATCATAAAATACAGTCCTACAAGCTTCTGTTTTTATATACGCATTTATGCTAACCTTAATACAGCTATCTGTATGGGGTGGCACATGTGTATTTATGCGCATAACAGACAGTACAAAATGCTTGCGATATTCTTCTGGAATAACGCTTGCAAAATCCAGACCAACAATGTTGCCTACATTGCGGTATTGAATTCCACGAAATTCATTGTCAATCATTGACCCGTAAGATATCTGCTCTTCTAAAGCTTGATACTTTACTTCGTCAAATGTGCCGTTAAGCTGTTTGAACACTGGCTTTCCACTGATCGTATTGGCAAATAATCTCGCATTCGTGATCGTGATTAATGCCTTCATGTGGATGAGCTGCTGCTGCGTATCCAGGCTTTTCTAAAATATGCTCCAAGATTGGAATGCCAGGATGAAAAATAGTTTCTAAAATGTCGGCATAATCAGTCAACATCTGAAATAAACGAAACTTGTCTTTTTCAGAAAGGGTAATAATGTCATGCCCTAGCTGAGTATCAAAGTAGTGAACAATATGCTGACGATATAGTTCGGTATCAGTAACATCCATCATTTAAGCCACCTTTAAAATAAAGCTTTTAGTTTTAGTAACAAATTTGTTAATAATTACAATTCCGCTAGCAGTCCAGCTACTAAGGAAAAATAATGCCCACATGATATATAGCGTTGCTATATGATGCTTGCGATTGCGTTTGTTGTTTCTAGGCAACATATCCACAAAACGGCAAATTGGTTTACCAATAGTCATTAGAATGTTTCCACGCATATTATCTTGTGGACGCGCGCCCATGAGCCAAGCCATATGCTCAGACCAAGGAGTTCCAATATCAATAGCCATTTTGGTAATAGCTTCTTTCTGAGCTAAAGAACGCTTCTTATCGTCCTTAATCCAGAACATATAATCAGGGCCTTTACCATCCATCCATGCAGTAACGATTCTAGCCCAGCGTACATAGCCACGATATACAGCTTTATCTTTTTGGCGTAACCAACGACCATATGCCTGATCTGCTGCCCAAATATTGGAATCCATTAAGCCAAACTCATAAAGCTTAGCGCAGATGATCTTAGAGCAATTACATGCACAGTTACAGTTATAGCTTACTAAGCCAGTAGTGCAGTTATAAGTACACGCGCAATTACAGTTGTTTTGCAACCATTGTTGAGAATCGCAGTTTGTGCAATTTACAGTGCCAGCAATATAACAATTTGTGCATTGAATGTTTCCGCAGTTACAGTTGCTAGTGCAGTTACCATTACTACAGTTGCCCTGAGTAGTGTTTTGAAAATATGTTAATGAATAGAATGCTGACAAATTTGGTGTAGCGGGGCGTTGAACTGAAACAATTAAACCATTCAAAAAACTCAAATCTGATGAGTATGATGGAGATTGTCCAATCTCTTGATTAATATTGCTAACTGCAATTGTCCCGCCACTTGGTAATGTCATACTGCCACCTTTGATTTTCCATATACTTCAATATTGTCAATAGACCCAACTTTTTCACTAATTACTTTAATTGGAATAATTTTCTTTACTGGCTTCTCAACGTGTGTATAGTGTGTACCAAAAATGTCTTGACGATCTAAGGGTAAACCCTCTGCCTTAATTAATGTTGGAATGTAGCCAGTCATCTTATTAATTGACAAGGCAAACAAAGCTACATTATCAGAGTATGCGTTTGCGCAAGATGTTTTCCAATACTTGTTGTCCAAAAACATGCAAGCACCTTTGCACAAATGCAATACTGGACAAGATGGACATTCTTCACGATTAGACCAGTGAGTAGAGGTCTTAATGGCTACGTTCTCGTAATCATCAAGGTTGCCACCTAAATGAGATTCCCCATTCTTGGATACCTCTACCGCTGATACATTCTGACATGTTAGTACATTACCATGTAAGTCAACAGCAAGTACATGCTCGTTGTCCATACCGCACTTTTGACCCAGATAGTCTGCGCTGTCCTGATTTAATACGGCATTTGTAAATTCATCAATCTTTTGAATTTGACCAACAAAACCAATGTTTCCATCAGTTACATGAAAATCTGAAAACGCTTGGCGACGGAAATCAAAATGCTCTTGGAATGACTGCAATGAATTGGTTAATCCATCTTCATCATAAGCATCCACAATACTACCTTCTCCAAGGTGAATATGCGTATCGCCGGTAAGCTTAACAAACCAGTCATAAATTGCTTTACGGCTTTTGTTTTTTGCGCTGAGCATTGGATTAAAACTGATTCCCTTTTTTAATCGAGTCATCATGCGATAAAAACCAAGGATAAGTTTCTTTTTTTCTTCATCATCAAATGGATCTGGGCCACGAACTGATTGTCCTGGGCCGTCATGGGAGATGGATACTGAAAAGTCCATCATCATCAACCAGTCAATAATCTCTTCGGTAAAAATAGATCCATTGGTAATAATGGAAAATTGTGGCTTTACTTCCCAATCAGCAAACTTCTCACGAACAGCTTCTGCTAATGGCTTGAGAGTCTTCCAATATACAAGTGGTTCACCGCCCCAAAACTCTACTTTTAATCCGTCTTTTTCAGAAAATTCTAAGACATTCATCTTTTCCAAAAAGGGAGCAATATCTTTGGCCGTAGTAGTTTCTGAACGCTCAACGAACTTTTGCGAGCAATAATCGCACGAGTAGTTGCAAGATAACCCCATTTGTATTTTAAGCAATTGGATGTTTCTTGACTTCTTAAGTGGAGTGTCTTTATCAAACGAAACATACGGAAGTTGTAATGCTTTGTTTGTTTCAGGAAACTTGAATACAAGACCATCTTCGCTCTTTAAAACGTTTGTTTGGTTGTCGTAAAAGAATATCTTTTTATCGTTAGAACTCTTTTCTGCATGTATTTCAAATTGCATCATTTCTCCAATTATGGGGTAGCATACGCTGATACGTTTCCTAGTGCGCGGAAGTTGCCTGAAGAATCTAAAGATCCAACATTAGTTCCATTATAAGCAAAGTATAGTTTTGTACCGCTAGGAGTTACATTCCATCCGCCAGAATTAAATAAACCAGAAGCATTTAAGCCATAGTTTCCAGTAATTGTTCCGCCAGTAATTGCAACGCTTGTACCCCAGGCGGCTAATGCATTTGCAACAAAAGCTGTTGTAGCTACTTTAGTTGTAGCGTCTGGTAAGGTAACAGTAGTAGAGGTTGCGCCACCACTTAATGCTACAGCCCCAGTAAAAGTTGAAGTTCCAGTTACAGAAAACGTTCCTCCAACCAAGCTATTGCCAACCGTTGTGGAGTTAAAGTTTGTTGTTAAATTACCACTAATTCCAAAGTCGCCCGCAGAACCAGTCTGAGATGCATAGAAATTGGTTCCATCACAGTAAACCTGAGCTGTTACACCATTGGAGATGGATACAGAAGTGCCAGTTACCCCGCCAATAGTAATAGAAAACCCACCAGTAGTCCGGTTAGAAATAACATAAAGCTTATTAACTAATGGGCAAATAATTTTCCAAATACTGGAATTTGTGCCTGTAGCGATAATTACAGCGTTACGGGCTTCATCTGAGGTTCCATTAAGGGTGGTAAGCGTATAGTCTGCATTAATCATGGAAATGGAACGCACACCAGTAATTGCCTGCTCTACAAGGGTTCCAAAGTTCTTATTGGTTGTTTGCCCCCAAGTTCCAGACTGTTGCCCGTCGCCAGGTAGCTCCAGCTTTAATGCTGTTGAAAAAGTTGTCATGTTTATCCTTTATGGGTAGCTATTGTTAACTTTAGTCCAAACAACTGTTTGTGCATTATCAATATTTCCCCAAGTACTTGCATCTGAATTATTTACCGAAGCCCAAGCTGTTGTTTGACCATCATTAATTTTGTACCAACCACGAGGGAATGGATCGTCCAATAATATCAAATTTTCAGCTATTTTACTATTAAATGAGGCTATTACTACAGGAGTATCTGCAATCGCTACGTTTTCCGCTACTAAAGCACTAAATGCCGCTATAACCGTCTGGGCGTCTGCTAAGGTTATAATTTCGGCTGCATCTGAGTTGTGGATGCGTATTGCTATGCTGGCGTCGTCTAGGGTAATTGCTTCAGACAGACTGGATACAAAAGCCGCTAGAACTGACTGGGTGTCCACTAAAACACTACCCTCAGATACAATCACAGCAAAACTAGCTATTACAGTTTGAGAGTCTGCTAGGTTAACGTTCTCTAAAACCACGCTGGCAAATACGGCTGTGGTGGTAGGGGTATCTGCTAGGGTTAGGGCTTCTGTAAGGTCTGAGTTGTGGGTGCGAATAACTACGCTAGAATCCGCTAAATTAACAGCCTCAACAATTGCAGTTGCAAAAGCGGCTAAAACAGACGAGCTATCTAGGAAAGATGCGTTTTCAACAACAACGGCAAAAAGTGTGCGCAGTCCATCTACAGTATCGGCTATGGTTATAGGTTCTGTAATGTTGTTATTAAAAGACGCAACTGTACTAGGGATGTCGTCAATAATAAAAGGTTCCGTAATGGAATCCCCCCACTTAACAATACCCCTTTCTACAAAAGGCCCAGAGCTTATCGGCTGTTTACCGAACATAGCTTAGCAGTCTTCAGCGCCTTGGTAATCAGCCATAGTCTTTAATACTTCGTAGATAGCTGGAATTAAATCGCCTTTTAAATCTTCCATAGCGATGTAATGAGCGTTCTCTTTGACTGTAGATAAGTTGCCTTGACGAGCTTCTTCGTTGTAGTAAATAGCTACCTGAACCTGAAGTTGGTCTTTAGTGCCATAGAAGTTAGTAATCTTAGCGTAGGCTTCGTCTGCTGATGGGCCAAATTGTGTCGGTACTGATAGTTTTAGTGCCATTTTATTGCTCCTTTTAAAAATTAATAAGTCATTTCAGTAGTGCTAATCTGCGCCACCGTTCTGATTGTTGTTGCCACCTGCCCTGTAAAAGTTACTCTTAGTCCGCCGTTGGTAGTATCGGCTGTTAATACAATAGTCCAAGTTGCTGCGCCAGCATCGCCATAAGAAGATAAAACGGTAGAGCCTACTAATGTAGTAGATGCAGCATTAGCACCACGCTTAATAACACCTTCTATAGTCCAGCCTTTAGTATTACCACCACCAGTTACACCAGCAACTACTTCACCTCTAAAGAAGTAAGCAGAGTTGTTAGGCATGATTACTTGGTTTGTAGAACCTGCGGCACTTGAATCAGAAGCCAATGCTGTGGCAGTTGCGTCTGTAGTTTGGCGACCAAGAATTAAATTACCTCCTTGTGTAATTCCATTTGATTGAGCAATAGGTGCGAATGAGTATGAAGAAGAAACCATCCCACTAATGCCTCTATTTGTGCCAAAACTACCACCAATAATAGTAGAAAATTGACCATTAGAAACATTATTAATTCCGCCTGAAACAATAGCATATTGTTGGTTAGCTATATTATTTGCGCCACCAGTAATTACAGAAGCAAATCCTGTTGCTTGGTTATTGTTTCCACCACCAATAAATACAAAGTGATTAGTCCCAATTCCAGCAGTATTTTGTCTACCACCCGCAACCGTACTCCAATCAGTTACAGCACTATTCCTATTGGCCGCAGTTCCAGCATCACCACCGCCACCGATAAAGCTATATGCTCCTGTTGCTTGGTTGTTTCCTCCGCCAACCACAACACCATGCGGAGTATAGAAAGACAGGGTTACACCAGCCACTGTAGTTGCGTTTTGTGAGATGGTAAATGTGTACGCTGTTCCTGTGATTGTGGTTGAAGCAACAGTCTGAGAAACGCTAACCACCCATGAAAGACCTGAGCCAGATACGATATAAGTTCCTGCGGTAACGCCTGTACCTGTAAGGACTTGTCCTGCTACGATTGTTCCACTAGAAAGTGAGCCGACTGTAAGCGTTGTTCCACTAATAGTAGAAGTGTTCATTACTGCTGGAGTACCAGTAGTTACTGTAGATGTTGCGTAGGTGTAAGAAGAAATTCCAGTACCAGTTATTAATTGTCCTGCTTTAATATTAGCATTAGCAGAAGATAAATAGAAAGTTGTTCCTGCGCTAACTGCAATAGTTGTGGTATTTGTAGTTACAGCAGAAGCGGATGTTCCAGAGTTAGTAAAGCCACCACCTATAAAATTAAAATATCCTGCGGAAGTATTTGTGTACCCTGCAACAACTGTACTATATGGTGAATTAACATTATTTGCACTTCCGCCACCAATATAAGAAGCAACCCCAAGAGCAGCATTTCCGTTTCCAGAAGCAGAACAATAAAAACCACTAGCAGTTGTATTATTACCCCATAAAATAGAAGAATAAGCTCCACTAGCTACTGCACCAGCACCAGCCCTACTAGTCTGCCAATCAACCGCATTAGCACCCCTAGCGTTACCGCCTACTGCTGATGAAGTAGTTGCTTGGGCTTGTAGTGCGCCTGTTCCTGCTGGTTGGAGGAATAATGAGCCGTTTGATTCTAAGCCTAGAGTTGATACTCCAGAGAATGATAGGGTAGGAGTTCCGTAAACTGCTGTAGTGGTTGTGGGGATGTATGTGTTAGCTATAGAACCTATTTCTAGTTGTGCGCCATAGGCTAAAACTGAAGTTGTTAGAGTGTTTAATTCAGCATTAACAGCAGAGGCAGAGGTGACAATATAAACACCACAAGGCGCATTTCCAGAAACGCTTCCTAATATAGTAATAGTACATCTATACCAACCATTGCCAACTGATGTAATTGAAGATGTTGGGGTGTTTCCAGAAGATTGCCCTAACGTTCCTACAACACCATTATTTAAATCAAAGTTAGCATAAGCTCCGCCAAAAGTGGCACTAAATCTTACTTGTGCAAAGTTATTTGTGCCTTTTTTAAGGTACCAAGATTGTGTATATGTAATTCCTGAAACCAAAGAAATTGATTGAATAGTTCCATGCGAATTTGATGTTCCATCAGCCAAAAGCGTCCAAGCAGTAGACCCTCCAAATGGGTCTGTTTGTCCTGTTGTTGCAGAATCAGCTTGACTCGCCCAAGTAGTAGTAAACGCATTAGACTGTAAAAATAAATTCTGCCCAGTACCTTTTAGGTTAACTGTACCTGTGCCTTGGCCTGTTAGGTTTAAAGATGAGTTTGCGTTGACTGTATCTTCTACAGAAAGCGTATTTGTAAATTGGTCAAATTCTAGTGCCATTAGTATGTTACCTCTGTAGTTTCGACTTTGGCGACCCAACGTATTGTTGTTGCGGCTACGCCTGTGACTGTAATTCTAAGTCCGCCGTTGGTTGTGTCAGTAGTTAGGGCAATAACCCAAGTGCTTGCGCCAGTAGTAGTGGCAACTCTATTAAGTTGTGGTGTTCCAATAAAGACTGTAGATGCCGCATTAGCACCTCTCATAATTGCACCTTCAAAACTCCATGAGGCACCGTTAGCCGCACCTGTTACATTAGCAATAACAGAGCCTTTAAAGTAATAAGCCGAGTTGTTAGGTAAGATTACTTGGTTTGTAGAACCTGCCGCACCTGTATCAGAAGTAAGGGCTGTAGCAGTTGCATCGGTAGTTTGGCGAGCAAGAGTCAATATACAGGCTTGGTCATTGCCGTTTGCACCTAATGGGTTTGCACCTCCATTTATAACAGTAATTCCGTTAATTCCTCTATCAGTTGTTTGTCTGCCGCCAATGTTAGTAGCAGATACTCCACTACAAATATTTCCAAATCCAGCCAAAATACCGCCATAATTATTAGAAGTGTTATTATTTGCTCCACCTCCAATAAAACTGCTTGCACCAGAGCTAAAATTAGGAAAAGAAACTCCGTTTGCGCCTATTCCGCCTCCAGTAATAACAGCACCAATACCACTTGCTGTATTGCTTCTACCACCACCAACAAAACCCCAATCGCCTGATGCGACATTTCGCTCTGATGACACGCCAGCATTACCACCACCACCAATAAAGCTATATGAACCTGTAGCTTGGTTATTACCACCACCGACTACTACTCCATGAGGTGTGTAAAAAGATAAAGTAACACCAGCGGCAGTTGTAGCATTTTGGCTGATTGTGAATGTATAAGCTGTACCAGTAATCGTTGTAGATGCTACTGTCTGAGAAGGAGTAACTGTCCAAGTAGAACCAGCACCACTAACAATATAAGTACCAGCAGATACACCAGTACCAGTAAGTCTTTGACCAGCAATAATTGTGCCTGATGCTAAAGAACCAACAGTAAGCGTTGTTCCGCTAATAGTAGAAGTGTTCATTACTGCTGGAGTACCAGTAGTTACTGTGGAGGTGGCGTAGGTGTAGTTTGATACACCAGTACCAGTTACTAATGCGCCTACTCTGATGTTGGCATTAGCAGAAGACAAGTAAACAGTAGTCTGAGCAGTTAAAGCAATAGTTGTTGTGTTAGTTGTTACTGCGGCATTGGCTGTTCCTGAATTACTTGCACCACCACCAATAAAGTTGAAATAGCCTGTTGAAGCATTTGATATACCCCCTGTGGCTACTGCGTAATCTCTTGTTGCTGTAACGCCTTGACCACCACCAACAAAAGTGCCTATATTGCTAGAAGTATTATTCAATCCACCTACTAGAGAAGCATATAAAGAGCTTGCAGTATTTCCCTGTCCACCACCAATAACAGAAGCAGTGCCACTAGCAACTTGCGATGCCGCACTTCTACTAGTCTGCCAATCAACCGCATTAGCACCCCTAGCGTTACCGCCTACTGCTGATGAAGTAGTTGCTTGGGCTTGTAATGCGCCTGTACCTGCTGGTTGTAGGAATAATGATCCGTTAGATTCTAAGCCTAGAGTAGATACTCCACTAAAAGATAGGGTAGGAGTTCCGTAAACTGCTGTAGTGGTTGTGGGGATGTAAGTGTTTGCAGTTGTACCAAGTTCGTATTGTGCGCCCCAAATAATTACAGAAGTTGCTAGTGAGTTAGATTCGTTTCTTGTGGCTGTTCCTGAAGTAACAATATTAAATGCTATTGCCGTTCCTGTTGCAGAAGTTACGGTAAATGTGCAACGATAAAAACCATTTGTTGATGCTGTGATAGTCGCAGTACCGCCAGCAACAGTACCTAATGCGCCAGTTGATAAATTAAAGTTGGCATACGGAACGCCATCTGAGCCAAGGCGAATTTGTAAAAAGTTGTTAGTTCCTGCTTTAGCGTATACAGAAGTAGTAATAGGAATATTACTTTGGTTAATATTAAGCTGTAGTGCATGAGCCGCAGTTGTTCCATCGGCAATTATTGTAGAAGCTGTTGATGTACCTAAAGGGTCTGTAGAACCCCCAGAAACCAAACCCAAAGAAGCTACATTCCAAGTAGAAAATAATTGTGATTGTGTAAATAAATTTTGCCCAGTACCATTTAACCGCCCTGTCTGTCCTGTAATCGTAGTAAATGTACCAGCCGCAGGGGTAGTTCCACCGATAACTGTGTTATCTATTGTGCCGCCTGAAATTGGGTAGCCAGTAATTACACCATTTGCATCTTTATATACAGACTTACCAGCGGGGTAGTCCACCCAAACAGAAAGCGGAGAAGTAAAAGTAGATACAGCCGTATTGGAGTTAGAAGACGATAGAATAGTAGTGCGGGTTAATGTTGGCCCAGTAGT